ATATAATTTCACCCGTGGTTCGGTTTAAACCCTGAAAGGAATTTCAAATGGCAACCCACAAAGGCTCAGAAGGAACTGTTAAATTCGGTTCTAATGCAATCGCAGAAGTACGCACATGGTCTATCAATCAAACGGCTGATACCGTCGAGGATACAACTATGGGCGACACAGCTCGCACCTATCTTTCTTCGCTGACATCTTGGGATGGCTCGGTGGATGTGTACTGGGATGAGACAGACACAAACGGTCAAGTTGCTGCCACCATTGGCGCAAGCGTGACTTTGAACGTCTACCCTGAAGGCTCTACCTCTGGTGACACTTACTATTCTGGCACTGCTATCGTGACTGGCGTTTCTCGCACAGCATCATTTGATGGCATGGTTGAAGCCTCGATCAGCTTCCGTGGTACTGGCGCATTGTCAACCTCCACAGTAGCATGAGTCTAGGCAAACGAATCGCTGAGAAGCGACAAGCCAACCGCAAGAGTTTTGAAGTTCCTGAGTGGGGTGATGATTCGCCCCTTCTCGTCTATACGGGTATGTTGACTTGTGGAGACGTGGACAAACTGCAACGCAAGCATCCTGGCTTTATGAGCAATCCAACTGTCGCTGCGATGGTTGATTTGATTATCATGAAGGCAGAGGATAAAGATGGCGAAAAGCTCTTTACGTTAGAGGACAAGCCATTCTTGATGCGTGAGTCTGTCACGCTGGTAAGCCGTATTGCTGGTGAGATGTTCTCAACTGTTGAAACGGCAGAAGAAGCGGGAAACGTCTAAAGGCCGATGTGATGAGGCAAAACCTCATTGCATTGGCTGACAGGTTACATAAGACGTTGGAGGAAATCGAAGAAATATCGGTTTCTGAGCTTAACGAATGGGTGGCGTATTTCCAGTTACAAAAGGATAAGTAATGGCTGCAAATGATGTCAACATTCGAATAAAGGCGGTAGACGCTAGTAAAGAAGCATTTAATAGCGTCAATAAGTCTTTGAGTGGACTGAAAACCGCCATGCTGAGTGTGCAGGGCGTAATCGGTGGATTGATTACTGCTCAAACAATCCGCAATGTTGCAAATCTTGCAGATTCTTATGTGTCTGTAATGTCTCGTTTGCGCTTGGTCACTCAAACAACGCAAGACTATAAAGACGCACAGCAACAACTGTTTGCAATCTCTCAGAAAACACGCACTGGTTACGCTGAGACGGTTGATCTATTTACGACATTGGCTCGTAGCACAAAGAGCCTTGGCGTATCTCAAGAAGAAGTCATCAAGCTAACTGAAAACATCAATAAAGCATTGGTGGTTTCTGGCGCTTCTGGTGCATCGGCACAAGCTGCTTTGGTGCAACTGGCACAAGGTTTTGCTGGTGGTGCGTTGCGTGGCCAAGAATTTATGTCTGTTGCTGAACAGGCTCCAATGATTCTGGATGTTTTGTCTCGTGGTCTTGGAATGACCAGAGGCGAACTCAAGAAAATGGCTGACGAAGGAAAGCTAACAACTGAGACTTTCCTGAAAGGCTTTACTGCTGGAAGCCAACAGCTTTCAAGTCAATTTGAAGCAATGCCAACCACCATTGGTGGGGCAATGACCCAGCTTGGTAACGTCATGCTGGTTACTGTTGGTCAGCTTGATGCGGCCACAGGGGCAAGTAAGTCATTGACAAGTGCATTTACGCAAGTTGGCGATTCAATTAAAACTTTTGGAGAGTTCGTTGCAAAACATAAAACGGCTTTTGCAGCTATCGTCACTTTCGCTGGTGTCTCTGCTGGACTTCTTGCTGTCGCTGGCGCTATTAGCGTTATCACTGGGGCTTTGGGCGCTATGGCTGCTGCTGTCATGGCTAATCCTATTCTTGCGGCTATTATTCTTGGAGGCGGGGCGCTTGCTGCGCTTTATCAGTCGTTAAAGAGTGCGCCTGCAACACCTGCTCGTTTGCTGAACGACAAATGGATGAAAACAGCGTTTCCAGCTCAGAAAGCCAAGCAGCCAGGAGAGAGCGAAGAAGAATACATGAAGCGTATCCGCAAAGAGTGGAACGCTTTAACTGAGGCAGAACAAAAGAACATCACTGGTATGACTTTGTGGGAAAAGCAAGGTCGCAACCGCAATCAAGTGATGGAGGACACTGCAAAAACGCTTGGAGAGTTCCAGTCGTTTTATGACTCAATGGGATACAACGCTGACATTCAAGACATGGTTGGCGCTCTTATCAATGACAATGACGTGACCCGTGCTGCAAACTATGCGGCTCAGTTGGCGTACTTGGATAAGTTGTATTTTGAATTGGGTTTGGATGCTTCAATTTATGATGCCGCTGTTAAGCAGTTGACGAAATCCTCTGTAACCGCTGGAACAGAAGGCAAGAACGCATTGGTTGAATATGCCAAAACTGCTCAGAACGTCAAAGCCAATCTGCAAGATATGGCCATGGAAGGCATTAAGACGCTTGAGGATAGTTTGGTTGGATTGGTAAATGGGACAATGAGTGTTGCCGATGCTTTCCGCAACATGGCATCAAGCATCATCAACGATCTTATTAGGATTCAAATTCAACAAAGTATTACAGGCCCATTGTCCAGTTTTATCAGCGGCTTCTTTGGAGGCGGTGGTAAAGCTATTGGCGGTTCTGTTCAAGCAGGTCAGGCATACATGGTTGGTGAGCGTGGAGCAGAATTGTTCGTTCCAAACCAATCTGGCTCGATTGTTTCAAATGACAAACTTGCTGGCGGCGGTGGTGTGACTGTTGTTCAAAACATCAATGTAACCACAGGAGTTCAGCAGACTGTTCGTGCTGAGATAATGACATTGATGCCTCAGATTGCCAGTGCAGCCAAATCTGCTGTTGCAGACGCTAAACTGCGTGGTGGGTCTTACGCATCAGCATTGAGGTAATCATGGCCATTTCTTACCCTGTTTCTTTTCCTAGCATCCCTATTCAGCAAATGACGATTAGGGCACGGTCTGTTGTTGGTGTATCTGCATCTCCTTTTACTGGGCAGCAACAGGTTTACCAGCATCAAGGTCAATGGTGGGAGGCTGAAGTTTCTTTGCCACCCATGAAGCGGGCTGATGCAGAACAGGTAATCGCTTTCTTGTTGAAGTTAAATGGTCGATATGGAACATTTACTCTTGGCGATCCTGCGAATACTGCGCCTCGTGGTATTGGTACTGGCACTCCTCTTGTTCGTGGTGCAAGTCAAACTGGCAATGAATTGATTACTGATGGCTGGACAACAAGCCAAACAGGAATCTTGAAAGCTGGAGACTGGATTCAGCTTGGGTCAGGAAGTACATCAAGAATGTATAAAGTCTTAGATGATGCGAACTCTGACGCTTCTGGTATTGCTACGTTGACTTTGTGGCCAAACTTGCGTTCTAGTCCAAACGATAACGATACGGTAACCATTTCAAGTCCTAAAGGGCTATGGCGTTTGTCTGCTAATGAAATGCCTTATACATTGGATGAGGCTTCTATTTACGGAATCACATTTGCCTGTGTTGAGGCGCTATGAGAGACTTAACCGTATCAGTTCAAAACGCAATATCTGCGGATCAAGTCAGTCCTATTTTGCTTTTTGAAGGTGAATTTGCCACTAGCACTGTTCGTGTTTGGTCTGGATATGGCAATCTGTCTTGGAATGGCTACACATGGCTTGGTGTTGGAACATTTGGTGGAATCTCATCAATTAGCGAGACTGCTGACATTAAAGCTAGCGGCGTTACTGTTAGCTTGTCTGGCATCCCTTTGGATATGATTTCGCTAACGCTATCAGAGGTTAGGCAGAATAAGATTGGTCGTGTTTACATGGGTTTTATGAACTCAAGTAATGCAATCATTTCAGACCCTTATTTGGCTTTTGAGGGCAGGCTAGACATTCCTGCTATACAAGATGATGCAGAATCGGCTGTAATCACTATCTCATACGAGTCACGGCTTATTGATTTACAAAAGGCTCGTGAGTTACGTTATACCGATGAAGAACAAAAACGCCTGTATCCTGGTGATAAAGGCTTAGAATTTGTGGCATCACTTCAAGAGGCTGACATCGTATGGGGCAAAGCATAGATGGATGGGAAAAGCGTCTAATTGAAAAACTTGAATCTACAAAAGGATTTGAGTGGGGCGTAAACGATTGTTGCCTTTTTGCCGCAGACTGCGTGCAGGCAATGACAGGCATAGATCACGCATCAGAGTTTCGTGGATACAAGACGGCCACAGGAGCCTATAAGCGATTAAAAAAAGCTGGTGGATTGGTAGCTGTGATGGACTCCAAATTACGTTCTGTGCCAGTAAAGTTTGCCAAGCGTGGAGATGTTATTGCCTTTGAAAATGGCGAAGAATACTCGCTTGGAATCTGCATAGGCGATAAAATAGCGGCAGTCTCGGATGATGGACTCATCTATTTACCAATGAATAAGGCTGTCAAAGCATGGGCAAAACAGTAGAAAAAATTGTTACGGCAGCCGTTGTTGTTGCGGCTGTTGCAACTGGCGTTGGATTGGTTACTGGCGCTGTTGCTGCTGGCGCTAGTTTTGCTGGCTTTGCGGCTGGTAGTGCTACTGCATACTTTGCAACCAGTTTTGTTTCTACGCTTGTTTTAGGGGCTGTTTCAACGGCTCTTACAAAGTCAACCGCACCAACTATTGCTGTTACACAAGGTACAACCGTAACAAGTCGTCAGGCTCTTGCACCTCGTAGATTGGTTTATGGTCGAACCAGGGTTGGTGGAACGATTGTGTTCATGCAAGCCACTGACACGAATAAGTATCTACACATGGTTGTGACATTGGCTGGCCATGAGATTGATGCAGTCGAATCAATTTATTTCAACGATGACTTATTGACACTTGATGGCTCAGGCAACGTCAATTCTGGAACTTACTCAGGTAAAGCCAAGATTGAATACAAACTTGGAACAAGCGACCAAACTGCATTTACAAACCTTGTTTCTGCTTCTGGCGGCAAATGGACTTCAGACCATCGTTTGCGTGGTGTAGCGTGTCTTTATGTTCGTTTGGAATACGATGCAAACGTATATGCCACAGGGTTGCCAAACATCACGGCCATTGTGCGTGGCAAAAAGGTTTATGACCCAAGATCGGAGACTACTGTTTGGTCTGCCAATCCTGCATTGTGCGTTGCTGACTATTTGACAGATTCAACCTACGGAATTGGATGTGATTACGATACAGAAGTAAATGAATCTGCTTTGATTGCTGCTGCCAATATCTGTGATGAAGATGTTTCGCTTGCCGCTGGTGGAACAGAAAACCGTTATGAGTGCCACGGTGCTTTTGATAGCAACGTAATGCCTGAGTCTGTGATTAACCAAATGCTGACCTCGATGTCGGGTAAAGCAGTTTGGGTTGGTGGCGTATGGCGCATTTTGGCAGGAGCTTATACATCTCCAACACTGATATTTGATGAGGATGATTTGTCTGGTGGAATTAAAGTTCAGTCTTTGATTTCACGCAGAGAGGCGTTTAATAGCGTTAAAGGCGTGTTTGCATCTCCAGCAAATAATTATGTTCTTTCTGATTTTCCATCTATTCAATCAGATACATATATTGCACAAGACAATGGCGAACAGGTTTGGAAAGATGTCCAATTCCCGTTTACGACATCATCAACAATGGCACAACGCTTGGCAAAAATTGATTTGCTAAGAGCAAGACAGCAAATTACCGTTCAAATGCCATTAAAGCTAATTGGACTGAAAGCCCAAGTTGGGGATATTATTGCTGTTAATAATACTCGCATGGGGTGGAATGAAAAGCCATTTGAAGTCACAGAAATGGGGATTATCAATGGCGAGGTAATGGGTGTAGAAGTATCTTTGCGAGAAATAGCGACCAATGTTTACGATTGGTCAACATCAGAAGAACAGACGTTTGATCCTGCCCCAAATACTGATTTACCAAATCCATTTACTGTTGAATCAATATCTAATTTGTCTGCCGAGTCTGGAGAGGATACGGTAATTGTCACTGGTGATGGAACCGTAGTTCCTAGAATTTTGGTGACATGGGATTCTCCAGCAGATCAATTTATTACTTCTGGTGGCCAAGTTGAAATTGGCTGGCGTCCTGGTGCTGGATTGGCATCGGTCTTTAACATTAAGACATTTGCACTTGACGCAGAAAATAACACCGCATATATTGATGGCGTTAAAGAAGGCGTTACATATTACATCAGAGCCAGATATATCAATACGAATGGCGTAAAAGGTGAATATGTAACCATTACGCATACCGTTGTTGGAGATCAAAATGCGCCTGCTGCTGTAACCGGATTTACTGTATCGGTAGAAGGTCAAAATTTGCGTTTTAGCTGGAATCAGAATACTGAAAACGATTTGTCTTGTTATGAGATAAGAACCTCAGATTCTGGATGGGGTGGCGCTGGCGCTTTGTTTAGGGGTTTGACAAATACGGTTATTCTTCCACCAAACGGGCTAGATACTCTTGTAACGTATTACATCAAGGCGGCAGATCATTCTTGCAATTTCTCTGATGTTGCATCAACCACATATACGGTTTTGTCTCCTGTTGATATTACAAGTCTGACTGAAACATTCTCTGACACAGCCTTAACAAATGCAACAGTCACTTTAGATTGGTCTGACGCAACACCTACATTTGGTCTTGCATATTATGAGGTGACTTATAACGGCACGACTAAAAACATTAAAGCATCAACCATTACATTGCCAGCAGACTGGATTGGATCACGTTCATTTACCGTCAAAGTAGTCGATTTGCTTGGACATAAAAGCACTGGGTTTTCAAAGTCAGTTACCAAACTTGTGCCAAATTCCGTCTCAAATTTGCGTGCTCAAGTCATTGATAACAACGTTCTTTTGTTCTGGGATTTGCCGGCAAAAACAACATTGCCAGTTCAGCACGTTATTTTGAAGAAAGGCTCAACGTATGCTGGAGCGACTGAGCTTGGAACAAAAGACGGTGGATTTACAACTCTGCAAGAACTCCAAGCTGGAGACTATACATATTGGGTGACTGTTGTTGATACGGATGGCTATGAATCAACGCCTGCATCGGTAACAACTCAGGTTGCGGCTCCTCCTGACTTCATCTTTTTTGCTGATTATGTATCCGAATTTGATGGAACTTATAGCTCTGCCGTGCAAGAGGACACGAGCGTCATCCTTCCTGTAAATACAACGGAAACTTGGCAAAGTCACTTTACGTCTCGCTCTTGGTCTACGCCTCAAGATCAAATCAATGCTGGATATCCTATCTTTATTCAGCCTGCAAATGGTAGTGGTTACTATCAAGAAGTTATTGACTACGGAACAGTATTATCAAGCTCAAAGGTCACAGTCAACGTAACTGGTCAAACAGTATCTGGCTCACCAACTGTGGCGGTGACAATT